CTATGAGGGGTGAGGACTAATGCCTTCCATCTTTACTATGAACATCCTCCCGTCCATCGATCAGGCCGGGATTGCAAAAGTACGGAAGCAGGTTCAAGCAGCCCTGGAAGGGACTGTTATCAATAAGAAGACTGCCGCTGACATGATGAAGATGGCGGACGAGTCTGCACGGGACTTCAACAAGATCATCGGAAAGGCCCGGATGTATGGGCTTCAGAAAGATGCTGAGCTTTGGGCAAAGAAGAAAGAGGAGACCCAGAACCAGATCGTCAAGACTGGCGAGAAGATGGCGAAGTTGGAGGCCCGGTCTGGTGTGACCATGACTCACGAGGCAGCAGCTGCACAGAAGCGGTTGCTTCGTGAGAAGTTGGAAGCACTCCAGACGAATCTTGATCGCGAGTCCAAGGCAGTCCATGAGATCCTCAAATCACGTCAGGCGGCAATTGAAGACGTAGAGAAGATGACTGCCAAGGTTATGGCAGACGGCATTGGTGGTGGGGTGAAAGATGCCCTGAAGTCGGTATCTACGAAGGACATGGAAGGTCTGACCACAGGTCTTATGGGTGCCATGGGCAAGGCCGGCAAGATGATGCAGTCCAAAGGGGCGGCCGTCCAAGCAGATGCAGGTGGCGTTGGGGGCATGGCCGGAATGGGCAAGGGTATCGCAATGCTGGGGGCCGTGGCAGGAGTCTTGGCAGGTGCTGCTGCGGGGATCGCCCTCCTTGTGAAGGCCATGGTGGATGCAGAGGCCCAGGCAAAAGAGTTCAACAAGACTCTGATGGAGGGGGCTTCCGCAGCAGATTTTGCCTACCAGACCAATGCTGCGGGTGTTGTGGAGCTTGCAGGCACACTGAATGACCTTCGGGATGCGGCAATTGATGTGGCCTGGGCTTATCGGGGTGACACAAAGGCAATTTTGGGGGCAATGAGGGCGGCCAACGAGGCAGGGCTCACCTACAAGGAGATGACCGAGCGTCTTTCCGATTCAGGGGATGCCCTGGAAGCCTTTGGCAACATGGCACGTGTGGCTATGGTGTACTCCCAGAACCTGGGTGTCTCCATGACAACCATCTCGGAGCAGACTGCATCCTGGATGCATGATTTGGGATCTGGGCTTCAGGGGATTGAGGACAATTTCTCCACCATCTTCACGGCTGCAATGGAGTCTGGCATTGGTGTAAAGCGGTTCTACGGGATGGTGACAACTGCTACAGCAGACATGGCCCTCTACAATGTCCGCATTGAGGAAGCTGCTGCACTTATTGGGCAGTTGAGCAAGTCCCTTGGAGATGCACAGGCAGCACAGTTTGTGCAAGGGCTCGGTAAGGGTTTTGCAGATCAGTCCTACACCGAACGGTTCAAGAAAGTGATGATCGCAGGTCAGGGGGATATGCGAGAAATCATGGAGAACACTGCAGTTTCTACGGCTGCTGCGTTCCAGAAGAACTTTGGGAAAGAGATCCCCAAGGCAATGAAAGAACTGAAGGTGGGTGTTGATATTGAGAAGGCCCTCGGCGGGGATAAGGAGGAGTTGGGGAAGCTTGGGCAACTCAACGAAGACCAGATCCGTAAGGTGCTTCAGTCAACAGAGTCCGATGAGCAATACCGGCAGATGGAAAAGCTCATTGAGGCATCCCGAGGAATGTCGGGGAATTTGAGTGACCAGGCGAAGGCCATGGATGCAATGGACATGGGGGGCAAGCTTGCCACCATCCTTTCAGGAGGTTTGGGTGGCAAGGAATTGTCTAGGATGTCAGCACTTGAGCTTGCTCAGTTTGAGGGGTACGCAGGTGTATCTGGTGAGCAGCTGGTGGTTCTCCGTAAGATGGACAGACAGCTTCGGGGTCAGTATGCCGAGATGCAGGACTATCGGGAGCTAGTTGAGAAGGGGGAGGGTCTTTCAAAGGAGCAAATCAAGAAGATGGAAGACCTGGGGTTGACAATCTCACAGGGTGCGGATGGCACTGCAAAACTCCTTGTGGAAAGCACCGGGGAAGAAGTGAACTCCATCAATGATTGGATTCAGAGTCAGGGGGATGTGCTGAGGGAGTCTGTTGAAGGGGGCATGTCAAACCAAGAGGCTATTGCTTTGAGGACTGCCGAGAATACCACCTCGATGCTGAACTCTATTGATACTGGCATGATCATTGTCCTGGAGAAGATCTATGACGTGATGCGGTCAATCCTAGATTGGTCCCAGGGTATGAATGAGACCGAGATAGCGCTCAGAGATAAGGAGATCAAGGCTCGTGAGGATGGGCAGAAAGTTCTGCAAGGGGAATTGGCTAAGAATGCGGAAGCCTTGGCATCGGCCAATGATGCGTTCAATCAAGGCACTGGGGGCGACCGTGAAGCAGAAAAAGCCCGTGTGGAGGAGTTGGAGAAAGCACGGGGGACATTGGTTGCAGCCCTTGCAGCTTCAGAAGTGGACATCCGAACTTTGAACGACATGGCAAGTGGGGCCACATGGAACTGGGGTGCGGGGTCGATGGCAGACAAATTGAAGACAGCGGGCACCGATGAAAAGCTGAAGATCCTTGAGCGGGAGTCTCCTGAAGCCAAGGCACAACTCGAATCTGAAGCCACAGCCGCAGCCGAAGCAAAGAAAGAGGAAGTTCGTGAGTGGCTTCAGCAGAGTAGCTCACGAAGTATCAAGAGCATTAATACACAGGCGCAGGCGGATGCTGACGTGGAATATGCCAAGACTATGGCAGAGGGGGTCGATAAGCTTCTGGGTGTTGATGAAGCCGTCGCAGCAAACCAAAAGGACACCACCACGGCAGTCGATAGTGTGGCAACTGCTGTTCAGAAAGCTTCGGATCAAGAAGTTGACAACCACCTGGAAGCTGAAAGGATGCTCAAGTTCGAGGAAGCTGCGGCATCCGCAGGATTTACTCGGGGTTCCCAACAGTACAAGGAAATGGTCGAAGGCCTTCAAGCTGGAAATGCTGGTGTCCAGAACCAGATGCTCGACAATATGCGTGCTTCCGGGGGTGGTTTCAGTGATATTGAGCGGGAGAGGGCAAGTGCCGCGGGTGTTGCGGTAATGGACGATTTCATCTACCAGAAGGGCACAGTCACTCCCATCAACAAGGCAGATGAGCTGTTGGGCGCCAAGCCCGGGGGTCCTGTGGCAGCAGCTATGGGTGGTGGTGGTGGCAATGTGCAGGTCACCATCAATGGCGGTGATCAGGCCAAGGTCTACGACACGGTGAAGCGGGCACTCAAAGAGTCGGGGCTCCGTCCGCCCCCAGGCGGGAGGTAGTAGATGGCTGATCCTGTCTTCCGCAGTGCTTTCATGTCTCCCACGGACACACAGGGGGGAAGGCGTCCGGTCATCTTCGATGTCCTAGGGCCTGATTGGGAGACAAGCATCCTGCCTGAAGGGATCCGCCTCGTCTTGCACGTCAACCCCACCTCCATGGGAGTCAAGTACCAGAGGGTCGTCACACGCATCCAGACCCGTGGGGGCTTTGTCGAGCAGCACTGGGGAGACGGCAACCAGACCATGGACTTCAACATGGCGACGGGCGGCTTCATGCGGCTGTACACAGGGCTGTCCAACACGACTAATCCGAAGTGGGGCGGCACCCGGCGACAGACCATTGCATATGACAAATATTTGGACCTTTTGGCTCTCTTCCACAACAACGGCTCTGTCTACGATGTTGAGGGCAGTGTGGTATTCCAGGGGATCATCAAGATCACCTTCGACGGTGGCGTCTTCCTGGGGTGGTTCACCAATTTCACCGTCACGGAAGCTGACAAGCCTTTCCAGTTCGCAATGTCTGCGGGGTTCGAGGTCCACAAAGAGATCCAGGTCTGGCGCACTACCTTGGGAACCGAAGTGGCCACGACGCAACGCTCTGCACCCTCTGTTGGGGATGTGGGGCTCAACCTGGGCCTCCCAGGCAATAACTGGAAGAGGGGGTGACCAATGGCAAAGCTCGGCACTGCTGACATCGCTAGCCGCTACGCCGGCATCGCCACAGGGTCTCGCTTCGATTACAGCTTCGAGACACAGGTCGGGATTCCCGTTGATGGCAGCAATGAGATGCTGCGGCAGATGTCCCCATTCACCCTGCGGCTCGTCCCTCCGGACGCCCTGTTGGATGCTGCTGCCCGCCTGGAGGCAGGTTCGGATCTCCACGGGCGTGAGGACGTGCAGAGGTCTGTCGACCTCATTGGGGCTGCTGCTGTCGCTGCGGACAAGACGACATTTTCCAAAGAGGTGTCCTCTGCCCTGGCACGGGTCTCTGCAGTCCAGGAATCCCCCCTTGGGCTCGAATCCTTCGTGTCCAGTGGGCAGTTCCTAGCAAACCAGGATTCGGACTACTACAGCACTCTGGCAGACGCCTACACAGCAGCGGACATCTCTCTACAGCTTCGTAGCATCATTGATGCCCCCGCCCTGACCATGCTGATCAACCCGAACAGCTTTGCCATCTCGTACACGAACATCCAGAGCTATGCAACGGCTACTCGATTTGGGTACGTGTTCCAACGGTGGGGTGAAGACCAGCCAGCCATCAACATGTCTGGAAGCACCGGAGCATTCATCGCAGGGTCATCCGGGGAGCCCTTCTCTGCAGTGGCATCCCGGGAGACAACTTCGGCAACGGGCGTGCAGTTCGCCAGTAAGCGGGACTCCGCAGCTTGGCAGAACCTGATGAACCTGTTCCAGTTCTACAAATCCAACGGTTACATCTACGACAACATCCGAGGCTCGGATGTGCCCCTCATGAGCGGATCGGTGGCAATCGACTACGACCAGTGGACGTATGTGGGCCACATTGAGAGCTTCGACTACACTTATGAGGATGGGCGTCCACATCGAATGGAGTGGACGATGGAATTTAAGGTCAGTCGCATGTACGACCGTGCTTCGTCTACGGGGGTTGTTGGGCCCATGAGATCCCCCACGGGATCGCCCACATCCAACGCCAGCACCCGAGGAGGCACCTTCGCAGACATCCTGGCGAGGGGTGGTGTTACCGTTCAGAACACTGTAGACCGGTATGGTGTAATGCCGTTTGAGCTGCTTGGGGGTGGTTCGTGAGTTTGGTGAACCGACCCTATGTGGGCACATGGTCATTGAATAACAAAGGGGTTGTGTCACACAGCCCTGATTGTCTGGTCTACATCAATGGCAGTCTCACCGTTGCAGGGTGCTCCACCTGTAATGGGAAGATCGACCTCCAGAAGTACATCACGGCGGTCACAGCTGACCCCAACACAGAGCCTGGGAGCACGGCAAATATCACTCTGGCAATCCCACGGGCTGCGGAGGACAGCTTCTTCCGGGACGGGCAATTCCTTCTGCGTCCGGGGTTGGAGGTCAATATCTACATGCGGGGCTACTTCCCCGTAGCAGGTCTCCTGGCAGGCGTGCAGCCCGAATCGACGGGTGGTGTGGATGTGTCCAACACGGTGATGTATCCGTACTACCACGTGTTCCATGGCATCGTGACAGAGACGAGTCACGAGTACAGTGGAGGCGAGTACACAGCCTCTTTGAGCTGTTCGGACATGCTTCACTTCTGGGGTTACCAGAGGATGAGCACGAGCGGGGCTGTCTTCGGAAAGGCCCCTTCCAACAGCGGAATCAAGTACACATTGGTGGGGAACGCACTGACGGGGCTCACCCCTTATGCCATCATCTACACCCTCTACAGGGATGTCATGGGTGCTGCGGGCGGTGTTGCCTTCTCATTGGGGCAGAGCACGAACGCCACTGCAACTGCAGCCAGTGGTGACAGCATGTGGTCCCTGGCGATGCTCTATTGGGAGCAGCGGTTCTCACAGAACTTCAACTCTCTCCGCATGTACGGGATGGATGGCACCCTCTACAATGCCTTTGATCAGTCGTTCCTGGGGCGCCTCTCGACAAAGCAGGTGGAGACTCTGGCAACGAGTTTTGCGGAGGACACCGGGGGAAAGGTACATGACCCCGAGGCCACAGCAATTGCATCCGCAGCTCGGGCGTTGAGTTTCGATTTGGCATCCACTTACTTGGGGCCAGATGCTGAGAAGGATGCCGCAGCGGGGGGCTTGGGCACCAATGTTGCCCAGATGCAGGCGTTCCACACGGATATTTCCAACTGGGGCAATGTGAACTTCTGGGAGTCCGAGTACTCTCCGAAGTTGGAGATCGCAACGACTGTTCGGACTCTCACAGGGTTTGAGTTCTACCAGGATGTCGACGGGGATTTTGTCTTCAAGCCCCCGTACTACAACCTCGACACGTCTGACAACCGCGTCTATGTGATCAAAGACATCGACATCATCACGTTCACACAGACAGAAGCAGAACCCGCTGTCACATCGCTCAAGGTCACGAGTGGGCACTTCGGGAACATCGGTGGTCTCGGTCTGGAGAACAATGAGTGGGGGACGCGGGGGGAGTATGTGGACTTCCGCCTTGTGGCTCAATTCGGGTGGCGGCAGGACACCTTCGAGGCAGCGTACCTGACTGACCCCCGTGCCCTGTTCTATGCCTGCGTGAACAGGATGGATCTGTTCAACATCGGGATGCGTAGGGCGTCCTGCCAAATCCCCCTTCGTCCTGAGCTGCGTCCAGGGTATCCGGTCTACATCGAGCCCCTGGACTGCTTCTACTACCTGCAGTCGTTCAACCACTCGTTCTCGTTCAAGGGGCAGTGCACTACGACCCTGACACTGGTAGGGCGTAGATCAAAGTTCTATGCCCCCGGAAAGCCCACTGACGATGGCTCTCCCCCCACCATTGAGGACATTTATCTCAACAACCCGTGGCTTCCCCCAACTCCGCTTCAGGTTGTGGGGAACACTGGGCTCCCTCGACTACAGGGGTTCCCGAATGTGGTCATGGCAATCGATCCCAAACTCATCAATCCCAACTTCAAGGTGGTGGGGTTTGGGGTTGGCAGCGTCACCGATGTGCAAGACCTCATTCGTCGTGCCATGGACCTGGGCGTCCTCAACATTGATGAGGAGCGTGGGGGCGTAAAGGGCCCCAAGGAACAATGGATGGAGGGTCCTTTCAAGGTTCGCACGGGCAGGAACACTTGGAAGGAGATTGGCACCGCTTCTGATCTCCTTGAGCAGATCAACAGCATCCAGAAGGCATACGGGGAAGTCTCGGGCTCCAACAAGAAGAGCAAGGGTACAACCCCGAAGAGCAAGGGCACAAAGAAATTCAAAGACGTAACAGCGGACACATTTGGCGACAGTGGCAGCACGGCAGATATCCCTGTTCCAGACACTTCATATGCCCCCAAGGGATTCGTAGATGGCTGATAAAGCTAAAGAGGATGCAAAAGCAAAAGCTGAAGCAGCTGTTCGTGCCAAAGCTAAGGCCAAGGTAGATGCTAAGGCCCAAGCCAAGGTGAGAGCCCAAAGCACCCTGGACCAAGCAGAAGGGCAGGCAACAGACCTCCAGTTGATCATTGATGCGGTGTTGGCCGCGGGTCAGACCGGGATTGAGGACAAGGACGCAACGGAGAACTATCTGGACACCCTGTTTGCATCCAAAGGCAAGTTCTCCCCAGGGATGAATATGCCTGGGGCATACAGGTTCTACTCGTCTTCACACCCTGATCCCGCCATGCAGGGCATGGAACAAATCACGGCAGATGACCAGGGGGCAGGAACGACCCAGACAGCGGGGCTCGTTCGTCTCGATGAGACAGTTAGAGTCAACGGATTCAAGGCGGGCAACATCAATGTGCTAGAGCCTATTGATGTTCTGGCGGGGATTCCCCTCATGCGCCCCAACACAGGGAAGGGGGGTGCTCACGCGGTGCCAACCCCCACACACCAGATTGGGACCATTGCTTTTGCCCAAGTGCGAATCACGAAAGCAATCACTGTCCCAAACTACACCACGAAGCGTGCCTTGAGCTTCCCCGCCAAGGCACTTCGTTCTGTCATGGACCCACAGTTCAGGATCACCGCCAATTACTATGCTGGTGGCAACAGCACAGTGGATGACATCTTCAGTGGGCAATACGATATCCTCAAGGCTCTTGTGGATGGCCTGCCCGAAAAGCTCAATCTCACAGACCTAAGGGGCACAACAACCCCTTCATTTGAGACCGCTGTGGCGACCGTGCATCTGACTCCTAAAAGGAGTAAACGGGTGTTTGAGTCAGTGCCCGCTGGTGGCCTTGTGACTGCTGCCCCCACACCGGAAGAACCCTCGGAAGGAGGGTAATTATGGCATCCATAGACCCTGACAAGACGATCAACGAGCAGTTCACAAATGCCGCGGCGGGCACGAAGAAGATTTCTTCGGGTTTGGTTGCTGCCCTGGTGGCCCCTGCAGTGAGGATGTTCAAGAACAAATACCAGGAGCTTGTGGACCGTGTAGGGCCCCCAGGGAAGCCAAAAGGGGGCATTGAAGACAACGACACGGAATATGCATATCTGAATCAGGTATGGGCAAATTTCGTCTTGGGAATCGCTGGCGAGGACTATCCCGCATCCCCCATGGGATCTGATGCAGATGGGCTCAAGGTCATGGTGCCCACTTTCAATGAGGAAGTCTCGCAATACACGCCGGTATTCCCGGTGTCTGATGAGCGAGGGTATGAGGTCACCGGGGCCTATCGGTATGGGCGGGGGCTCACCGTTCAGAAGGGCGGCAACTTCGAGACGCTTCAGAAGACCAACCCTTTCCAGTTTGACGATGTGGCTGCTGTCGATTCATTCATCCAGGAGCTGTCAATGGGGGTTCAACCTTCAAAGGCACTCGGGAAGATGGCTGAGTACGACCCGGAGGGGGCTGCTGCGCTTGCTGCTGCGGTCGCCGTCGCAAATGAGTCTTTCAGCAGTTCAGACATTTTGGAATCCCCGGGGGAAGACCCTGATCACTTCGACACAGCCTTCACGAACTTCACAGCAAGCTCCCGGCAGGCATCCCAGAAGGTGACTGCCACCAACGCTGCCTACAAGCTTGCGGATCTCGGTGTTCACACAGGACGCAGTGTGTGCAGTTGCAAGGGTGCAGAAGCTGATGTCCTGCTTGAGGCTTTCGGAAACCAGGAGTTTGTTTCTGTGAATCAGCCGGATGCTGTGCAGACGTTCCTGGCGGACAAGGTGTTGGAGCAGCAGGTTGCATGGGCAGCCTCACAGAACGCCTTGCGGGGCACCACCATGGACAGCAGCACTCGCGATCTGGCGGGGGCGTTTGAAGCCTCCAAGGGTGTTCTGCAGGGTGCCGGGAGGAGCTTGGTAGGGACCCTTGAGGATGCCAAGACAGACATCGCGACGGTCAACCAAGAGATCGCAGACAACGTCAATGATCTCCCTGAAGACTTCATGGACGACGTGGACGCCGCAAAGGCCTTCCTCAACCCCAACCCCGACGCGGACTAGGCAATGCCTGACTCCATTTCTGCATCACAGATCCGATCTGAGCTTGGGGCATCCCAAGTGGCGGCTACCTCCGCCCAAACCGGTGCCCAGTTCTATGCAATGGCCATCGCGAAGGTCACGCGGGTTGACTACAAGGAAGTCAAGCTGGACATCCTTGTGCAAACCGGGGAGTCCATTGTCCATTCCGGGGTGGAGATTGTCTTTCCCGGTGCAGGAAATCGACACTTCCTGGGTGCTATTCCCGAGCCCGGAGACATCTGTGTGGTGGGGTGGAGTCCCGCAGAGTCAGGGAAGACCCGCCGCCCGTTCGTCTTGGGCTGGCTTGTCCCAGGGGCAACCGCAGGGGCAGACTGGCTCCCCACACAGCCCTACGGGTCTGATGAGTTTGGCACGAGCCCCAAAACACAGGAACAGCTCAAGGGAATCGCAGAGCGCGTCCGACACAAGTTCATCCCTCTGAATCCAGGGAACATCGGGGCAAGCTCATCACAAGGTGCTGATATGCGCCTGGATGAGTCCGTCCTGCTGTCGAACCGGAGGGGGAACGAGTTTCGGATTCGGGACCAAGACCAGGCGATATTGTTCCGGTCCCTCCAGCAATTCCATGCGGGTGCGGGCTACAGGGCCTACAGCGGCATGGTGCAGCGAGATGCCACTTTCCTCCCAACTCAGATGTTCTCTGATGGTGTTTTCTGGGATGCTCCTCGACAGGTGGATGAGGAAGGCAACCTGATCGAAGGTGGGGAACTCGGGGATGCCCCCTATCCAGAAGGCTACCTGACTCCTGCAGGGGTCTTCCAACGGGATGAGGATGGTACTCCCCTCACAGAGCTGGCCTTCTCATCGGATGTGGACCCTTATGATTTTCTGCAGCGGGGCCTCTTCGTCACTTCTGATGGCTATGCCATTGACGGTGCCACTGATCAGACGGTGTACGGCGGCAAGCAACTGTTCCGCGTGTCCACCACACCGGGGGTGAATGGAGCATCTACGACCGAGAACACATTCACAGAGCATCGTATCGAGCTGGCACATACTTCGGATGGCACTCTGCCGGTCACTGAGCAGATGGACGGTTTCGATGCTGACCGGCTGCCCTCTGGCAATCCCTCGGATGCAGACCCCATGGGTGTGTCTGCCAATGCTCCTTTCATTGAGTGGGTGATGGGAACGGTGGTCGGGAACGACCCCTACAGCGAGAAGGGCCGGTCGGTCTATGGGGTGCCCTTGCGCCCGGTCATCTTCGATGGTGACCTTCGTGCTCCCGAGATGGTTTCGGGGCTTGGTTCGACCGTAGAGGAACATGCTGCATCCCTGTTCAGCATGAAGCCTCCCCTCGGGAGTGGGTCTCCCACCTTCTGGTCAGTCACGAAGGATGGTCGCCTCATGGCGTCCGTGGCAGGCCCAGGGACAGCATGGAGCGTAGAGACATCCCTCAGTGCAGGGTTGCACCTGGGGAGTGGGGCCCGCCCGGATGGGTTGAGTGCCCAAATCGATCTCGACGGGGCGATGAGTGTCCGCTCCAAGCGTGGGACCAACGAGAGCAACATCGGCATCGCTCTGATCTCGGACAAGGGTGCAGTGCGTCTGTTTGCGGGTGGTTCCACGACTGTTGGCGGTTACGTCGCGAGCACTATGGACACAGGGTCGGGTGAGGGGGGCCTTCCTGGTCTCATCCTCGAAAGTGCCACCAACACCCTCCTGTCAGCGGCGAGGACCACCACACTGTCTGGAAATCGCGTAGACATCACCAACACGCAGGAGATCAACTTCAACGCACAGGCGTCCTACCACGTTCAGTCTGCTGCGGGGCTCTCTCACTCCTCTGCGACCTACATGCAGAACGTGGCAGGTAAGGCAAGCTACACGTTCTCTGGCCCGCAGGGTGGAAGCCCTGCCAACGGACCTCTGCGAGACATCAGCATTGTGCCTACCCCAGCCATGGGCGGCACAGCAGACAAGTACCTCCTCCAGTCCGGGAACAGGCACGAGACTCTGGTAGCTGGTGAGCATGAGACAACAGTGATCGTGGGCAGTCAGAAGTACCATGTGGGTACCGGGTCCTTCGAGGCTTCTGCAGGCCCGACGGCTCTGAGGATGGACGCCACGTCAGCTTCACTCTCCGCTCCTTCGGGGAACACCTTGGTGGCAGCATCAGGCTCGACAACCATCTCTGCGGGAGGTTTGCTGTCTCTCAAGGGCTCCACTGCCACTGTGACAGCAGCTGCTGTGGCGTTCAACTCGCCTGTGGGATTGCACTCTGTGGCTCCACAGATTCCTGGGGGCATTCTCACAGATGGGTGCATTGACCCGATTACAGGACGCCCATTCAGTGCCATCGGGGTACTTGGCATTCAAACCTTGCGGGTGAATTGATGCCGGTCACAGCAAATATCATCGCGGGAAGCATCCTGAATGCGTCCCCCCAGATCAAAGGGCAGCTCTGGCGTGCTCTTGTGATCATGCTGGCAGATGCCGTCTCGACTTGGGCCCAGATTCCTGCAAACCTCGGGTTGGCAGGAATCACCACGGGCACCGCAGGCTCGGGGATGGTTACCGGGAAATTCGTTGTGCCCATCGATGTCACCATCCTTCCAGCAATGGCTCTGTCGAATGGGCTTCAGGGGACTCTGATGCCTGAAATGGCAGTGTCCGTGGGGGTTGGGGTAGCCAGCGCATTTTCGTCGGCTGGTCTGTACCGGGGACCCTCTATCGGGGTGGGTGTGGGGACTGATGTTTCTCGTGTGGCGATGTCGAATCCTGCTACCCTTGTCACCGCTATTGCAGCAGCATCAGCGTCCAATTCGATTCTAGGGCCTTTGATGCCCTCCCTCTCAGTTGTCTTCGGTACAGGTATCGCAACACTGCTGTTCAACGGCACCGGAATCGGGGTGGTTACGGGCCCTCCTAGCCCACTCCCGGCTTCCGGAACCAGTTATTCCCGAGTGGTCTGATGGGTTTCAACTTCAATGGTTTTGTGCTGCGGGCTCCTCGAACGGCCCCCGCAAATGCCACCACAACTGCCACCACAGACAACGGTGTTCTGCGGGATCACAAGCCTCTACCGGCGGGCTATGACTATGCCGCGCCTTTCGTGGAGGTTGCAGCAGATCAGTACCGGACAGCGGTTCAGGATGAGGAGTACCTCCTCTGGGCAGCTAACACGTCGTCTCTGGCACTCCTAGAGACGCCCGTGTGGACAGTGACAGCCTCTGCCCCTGCGGAGTCAGGCTTCATCCCTACAGGCACTCTGGACGTTTACAACGACGTGAGTCTGGAGACTCTGGAAGACGGGACAACCCGGCTTGTGATCACTGATCCCGGAGGCAGAGGGATTGCACAGGTGCGCCTTGTCACTATCCGGAGGGGGGACAACGGGAATGAGATCTCGGCGGGTCCTGATGCTGCAAATGACTTCGATAGCCAGGACTCAGATGCTGGTGTTGTGGTCCTTCCTGCTGTTGTGGTGGGATATCCTGCCAATCCGACTCCCACAACCCTTGACGGGGGCGTGTCGACTCTCCGCGGTGACACCATTGTCAGGGTTGACTACATCGTGGCTGCCGCTCGGTTCTGGTGGACACGGAATGACCCAGATTTTCGCCGGTTCGGGTGGAACGGGAAGACTCAACGGTGGGAGCCCTACAAGGCTTCTGCTCCTGTGAACTCCGGTGTTCTGACCGAGGGTGGGGACTATGTCCTTGTCCCCCACCCGAGTCGGTTCCCTATCGGTGACTCGCTGCCAGGAGACCCGGCAGATTCTGACTCCTTTGCCCTTGTGCGGTTGGGGTCCCGACCGGATGCAACGGCCCTGGTTCCGTTGGTGAATGTGGTTTCAGATGCAGAAGTGGAGACGACATATGCGTTCGTGGGGGCTGTTCCCGATGCTGTGGTCGGTGTCACGAATGGCATCCTGCAGTTCAACCCTGCGTACATAGCCAGCTATGCCGGTCAGGTGGTGTGGTACAACCCCGAGTCTTACGCCAAAGACTCGAATGGTGACCTTGGGCCTGTGAAGGACGCACAGACCGAACCTTTGTTCCTCAGCCCTGTTCCGGGGCCCACAGACCGGCCTCTCGTGCGGTTGGGCTTCCGACGCTATCTCAGCCCGTCTGCTGTGGACAGTGATGCAATTCTGGCGGCATACACCGTCAACGAAGGTGAGGTGGGGTGGTCAAGAACAACCGGGAAGCTGAAGTTCAGTGTGCTGGATACCAGCAAGGCTGATCCCGATGCTGGTGGCTTTGACATCCAGTACCTGAGCAATTCGGTCTACTGCGATGGCGTGTCCATGACGTGGCAAAGCCTGTCTACGCGAGAGCCTGTGCAGCTCGTGGACAGCGCGGGTGCCGCGACGACTGTGACTGCAAAGGGAGACCTGTTCCTACCTGACGGGGAACCTCTCCAAGACCCGTCCAGTGGAGTGTTGGGGCTCGGTGTGTCTGGGGTGCTTCATGTACCAGACTCCACAGGCGATGTTCCCAACGCCTCTGCCGTGCCCACGACACGTCCCAATGGTTGTGGGCTCATTCGCACTATCGGTGGGGTGGGTGACACTCTGCTGTTTGGAGTCCCCGCGGCTCTCGAAGACCTTGAAGTGGTGGAATTCGAGTCCGACCTCCCGAGGTTCTCGTTCAACATCCCGAAGGGGAGGGCACTCATTGCCCGCGAGTTGGTGGCAGGTGACCCAGGCTCCAAGATCGCCCTGAGTCGACAGGATCGTTCCCGTTTCAACGGATTGCCTCTCTACTACCTCCAGGCTGACGTAACCCCTGCTGTGTTCGCTGGGGAAGCCCGACTGTATTCCCGCAACGTGGGCCCCTTCACCTTCGAAGGTGGGGAGACGCTGTATTTCAACATCGACGGAAACCCCTATGTTTGGACTGCCGTTGCGGGCACACTCACGGCCGCTGCGGTTGCGGCAAGCATCGATCTGGTGATCACCGGTACCGGGCAGGCCCAGGCAATCCGGGGCTACTTGGTCTTGGGGGCGGGCGACATCACCACGGGTTCTGTGGAGATCGGGTTCGGGTTGACGGGTGCTTTTACTGACCGGAATATCTCTGCTGCCAGAATCCTGGGGGTTCTCCCCGGATGGCGAGTCGAGGACCCCAGCAGCAACACGAGCTGGCTCCCGGACAACGGTGTGTCCTTGGGCGTCTACCGGAGTCCGCAGAATCGAGACCGGAGCACGGATGCCCCTGATGTGAAGGCCCGGGGGAGCTTCAGCAACACAGTGTTCTCCGAAAATATCCTCCAGATGTTCAACTTCTCGGTCACGAACCCTCCCCTTCAGGATGTGGCTGGCTACGACGAAGACGTGTTCTTCCAGGTCGTGGACGGCATCAACTACAGGTACCTCCACAATCTGGTGGACGTGTTCTATGACTTTGGGGAAGGGCGTCTGTCCTGGCTGGAGCAGGGATCAGTCTCTGCCCGTATCGAACAGGTCACCGGCAACCTCTCTCTGGGAGAGCCAGGGGTTCTAGGAGACACTCTCCACCCTGCTGTGGCATCCCGGAATGGCATGTACCTCGCAGAGGATGGGCAGACGTTCGTTCTTCAGACAGAGGGCACTGACTACCTGATCCCCTCCGGGGGTTCTGCGGGTGTCGTGACTCCGATCTCTGTGACTGGCGGCATGGTGGCAGAAGGGGCAGCCGGCTCCTTTGCTTCGGGCACCACGACCTTCACAGACATCAACGCTACATTCCTGTCGGATGTTGTGCTGGCTGGCTACCGGCTCAAGGTGACCAACGGAGATTCAGAAGGGTCATTCATCGTGGCGTCCGATGCTACGTCTGAGACGGCTCTCACGGTGCTGACAACCGTGCCCTTCCCCTCGGATGCTGGACCCGCGAACGGAGCCTCCTATGCCTCCTGGCAGCTCTACACGGGTATTCCTGCGTCTGCCTATGATCCTGCCCGCGTGGCAGACGTGGTGTACGAACCTTTCAACCACCTGCCCACTGAGCCTTTCGAGATTCGTGCTTTGTCCACTGTGGGATTCATCCCTGCGGATGCTGCAGCTCAATCCATAGCTCGGAATCAGGCGGTGGTGGCAGATGCATACCAGCGTGGGCGTGCCGTTGCAGTCAGGTTTGGGTTGGCAATCGGCAACCTTGAAGCAAGCCTGACACCTCTTGTGCGTGGGGCAGGCCTCGGAGAGATGATCAACGGCCTGTTCGTTCCCGACAGCACGGACATCCACTTCACGACAGCAGCTTTCTCCATTCGTGTGGGGGCAACCCCCTACACGCAGGGTGTGGATCTCACGGGTGTGGCGGCGTTCACTGTTCCCCTTCTGGGCGACCAGATCGAGTACCTGACCACCACAGGTGAGCTGAAGTTCGGGGAGGACACCCTTGCGAACCATGCACAGTCCTTCGTGTCCTATGATGAGGAATTCCTAGATCCCACCGATCTGGGGTCCCTGGAAGCAGAGTACAACGCAGCAACGGGCTACCTCAACTACTCCGCTGTTGACATGGCGGCATATGCCCTCGAACGGGGCTACTTCGTAGAGAAGATGATCACGGAGGAGTCCCTCGACGTGGTGGTGAGTCCCCTCATCGGGTCGTTCTACTTCCAGGAGCCCTTGCGTGAAGGGCAGATCATTGAGGCGAGCTACTATCAGGCGGACAGCGAGGGCAACCTTGCGAGTACCACGCAGATCGTGGAGTTCTTGCCTCTCATCGTGCGGCTGGAGACAGCAACACGGGTGGATGCCACCACCTACACTGTGAACCCCACAGTGCGTACCGTTGACAGCACGGTGGACACCTTCATCTGGGTGGACAGCCAGCTCCAAAACTTCGGAAACACGACACAGGTCGCTTTCCAGAATTCAATCCTGACGTTCAACAACGCTGTGGCTGCTTCCGCTGTCGTGGAAGTCAACTATGGTGTCTACGAGGCGTTTGGGGGGGAGCAGGCATACAACACGTCCACGATTCCCGTGTGGCGCCCCCCGTTCTTCTTGGAAGCAGAGCAGGATACCTTCACCCTCGCAGGGGACCAGACATCGAACATGGCATCGGGCAAACTGCTTCGCCTGGGTGCCCACCCGTTCTACATCAAATCTGCGGTTTATACTGCGCCTACGGACGAGACGACTGTGGTGGTTTGGCCTCCTGCAGAGGAGGAAGCTGGCAGCCGTGCCCCTGCCAATGATGTGGTTTCGCTGCTGTCTGCTGTTGCTGTTACAGAGGATGTAGACGGCACAGCAGCTGGAGGGGACCCTGGATTCCTTCTGACAGTGGCCACCCCCTACGAACCTGTGGACAGGGGGATGGATTCGATAGTCTTCCAGGGCGACCTGACGCGGTTTGCCGTGGCGGGGCATCTCTGTGAGATCGGAGGCTACCCGCTCATCGTGTCGGGTTCCGAGCTGACAGACGATGGAAGATCCACCACGGTCAGCTTCACGAGTCCTGTACTCACGGGGTTCAACGCAACGTCTGACACAGTGAAGCTGTCAGCAAGGCCCATCTACGCTCCCAGCGCCCGGGACTTCTTGGGTATCAACCCCTTCGTGCCAACAGAGTCCACGGAGTTGGTGCTCTTTGGGGAGTCCGAGGGCGGCACTGTCCTTCCTGGCCGTACTCTCGTGCCCGGTGTGGACTACGAGGTAGACCCCGCCAATGGTTCCATGCGTCTGGTTGACCCCAACCAAGCACCCCTGGGACCTCGTGAGTACCTTCTGTTTTCGTATACCGAGCGTAAGGCACTTGGACCCTTCCCTGTGGACGGTACCCTGGTGTACCCCCGCTACAGGGCTGGATACTCCTACTTGGCATCCCCTTCTGAGGAGAATGGTGTCCTCAGTTCGACGCTCCTGGCGACCTACACTTTCCGCAACCCCGACAGCTTCTACTACCGCACTGTGGCGCTGCAGGAGTACATGGGAGAGGTTGCAGAGTTGGTCGTGCAGCGTTTGGCAACCCAGACGCCTGCTGGGGGCCCAGTTGTCACATCTGGGTTCAGCACCGGCAACCAAGACCAAGGCTCTGTGGGTCTCGAATCCGAACGCAGGGATCTCACCGACCAGGACAGGGCAGCCCGCACCTTCATCGAGTTCTACAATGAGGTGATCGTTTCATTCGAGCAGGTGAACGAGACGATCTCTGGCAAGGTCGTGGGAGACTCCGACGGCAAGTTCCGGTTCTTCATTGGCCACGACAAGACGTATGCACCTCCTGGCTACGAGGATGAGATTCAAGGGGATCTGAACCTCCGGGATGTTTGGTACGACGTGTTCCTGGCAGCAAACGGGACCTTCGGCTCTACAGGGGTAGACCCCCTTGTAGACCCCCTCACAGCCTCGCAGGACCCTGCAACCTTTGAGGTCAGTGGGGATGCGATGGATCCCTACGTTCTGCGGTACTACATGGATGGGCAGAAGGCTCTGGTCACCAACGACATGGACGACAGGGTTCTCACAAGTGCATTGAGGCCACAGCTCACTTCTGCGTTCCCACTGCCTACCTTCTCCGTCCACGGTGTGTTCCAGCCCATGTGGGAACCGAGCCGCCTTTCGAGGCTGTTCCCTGAGGCTACTCTGGCGTTCACCACAGTGTTCCCTGGCATGTTGGCAAACTTTGCCACAGGAGACACAGGGGTGTTCTCGTTTGGGCGCATGGTCACGGATCCCTTGGGGGATTCTGCCACAGGAAGCACATTTGGCAGGACTATCGGGGTGGTGGGCAACCCGGCACTGGGCCCCCTCCAAAACCTGTCTGATGTCGAACCCCGTGAGCGCCTCCCGCGTGCTCGTGTGTGGGCATACAGCCCCACAGGGTTCCCAGAGATTGACGCTCTGTTCCTCGGTGATCCCACCTACACTACGACTGTGGGTTTTGCCACGGTGCTGGCGACTCCGGGGGACTTGTCTGAGTTCCCGACTGACCCCGATACGGGGCTTCCGGATTTCGACCGTTTCCTGTCTGAGCAGACTGTAGACAGTGACACCGCTGACTTGATCACTGGGGATGCTGAGCTGTCCAACCCAAGGTTCAGGGCAGGGCAACAGGTGGCATTTGGATTTCCCTCAGGGGAGACCACAGGGGCAGGAAATGCAAATCAGGTGTTCCGTGCCCTGTTTGGCGGTGGCCGGGACATTGACCCCGTGTTCGGTGGTGTGTTCATTGGCATCGTCCAGAAGGGTTGTGTCCTCATCCTTTCAGATGACCAGCTGAACGCACTTGCAGGTTCTGATGTTCTGGCACTTGGTGCTGGGACCCTCCAAGGCACGCCCGTGGATCTTGATCGGGGCGACACTCTCTACACCGTCCCCCCGGCTTCAACGGATAGCAGTGCCTTCTCAGACCCGCCCACAGTGGACGAGATGGAGCAGTTTGCGGCGGCGTCTCCCACGTTGGATGTGGGTGTGCAGATGCGTAGAGGCCTCTTCACAGACAAGACCCTCCCCAGCTTCGCAGACCCCAGCCCCTTCGGTCTAAAGGAGATCCTGGGGCAGAAGACACCCATCCCCATGTCTGCCATTGAAGCGGACGTGGAGTTTGCGAACACGAGCCGGGATCCTTTGGAGCTTCCGGCATTGCAAGGGTTGTCTACTAACGACAGTGGGGACTACAGCATCCCGTACTTGACCCTCAGCAACACCGAGCTTGAGCGCCTGGGTTCTGTGGGTGCCGCGTTCGTGACGGTCCTTCAGACGGATTCCCCCACTCCGCAAGCGGTCTATCCTAATGAGGTCGTGGTTGACGATGGGTTGATCTCGGACTCTGCCACCGTCACAGATCCTCCTGCCACTTTGATTACGGCGTTGGACTTCACCCCTGTGGCAACTGCGGGCGCATATGTGCCCCATAGCGGCATCGGGGATGTGGCACCCTACGATCTCCTTCTGGTTGAGGTTGATCAGACAGGAATCCAGGTTGGGGCAACGGGTATGTTGTCTGTTGCGGCAGTGGCTTCCGATTCTGTGGAAGTCCCGAGGTTCGTGGCGAGTTCTCGTGAAGGTCTCACTCTCAAGCACACTTTCGACAATGCAATGGCACATGTGTCCTCGACGTTTGCATCGGGGATGATCATCACGACGGCACCGGTAGGGCCTCTCCTCAACACGACCTTCGACATCAGCTCGATGGGCTCTCTGTTCCTCAACGACGGGGCAGTGGGCAATGCCGGCGGCTTGGCGACGTTCCTGACAGGGGCAGACAATGCCATTGTCATCAGGGCCTATGAGAATGGGGGTTCAGGCACACCCGGAGCACTTGTAGAGGAGATCGTTTTCACAGTGTCAGAGGCAAACGGGGCGGCTTCCGGCGGTCAGGTTGTGATCGGCATCACGGTGACCCAGAAGACTATTGTGGTCACGACCAACCTGGCATGGGTGGGCAACCTGGGGGTGACCTACGATTTCACCATCACCCTTGACTCCTACATTGATGCAACGACAAATGCCCTGATCACGAGTCTGGGTGGAGCGAGCCCCGGTGTGGGCAATGGCACGGGTGAGGTTACGGCATGGGTGGGTGCAGATCGTCTCACCTTCAACGAGCGAGTAGACCTGTCCACTGCCCCAGAGCGGGGAACCACAAACGCGGGTGCCACAGTCATTGAGGCTGGGCTTTCGGTGTGGGAGGTCACGGGATCCGGGGTTTCAGGAATCACAGTCAACAGCCCTGCCACCATCAACGGGGCTCTCCCTCTCACGTTCCTGCGTCGGGTGTTGGCAAGCTCCGCAGTGGGCACCTTCTCCCCGGCATCAGTCTCTGGTGCTGGTGATGAACTGGGCACTGTGAAGGCAATGAGTTGGGAGGCTGCGAACGTCCCTGTGGGCGATGTCTCTGGTATTGCTCTGGCGGGGATTCCGTCTTCCGAGGAAGATGCTGCAGGGGACATCCTGTCGGGAACGGCATTCTGTTTGGACGGGGAGAGGAGTCTCCTGAATATCACAGTGGGTACGGGGGCTATTGTCGACGTGGTTGCTGGGGACATTGTGACAGTCAAGGAGTCCGCCACAGCACCACAGGATGCAGCGGTCAAGACAGGGACCTATCTGGTGAAATACGCTCTCCCCACCAACGGCACTGTGGGTGCAGATCAGGTTCAAGAGGCTGCTGTCTCTGTTAGGGCAGGATCCCCGGGTTGGTTGAATGTCGTGTTCCCCACAGTGGTGTCCTACAACGCTGTGGGTCTTACGGTTACTGTGACGGACACTGGCACGGCCTGGGCAGCCGCCGGGCGTGTGTATGTCATTCCGGACCCCTTGGATCCCACGACTGTTGTCAGCATGGCCTACACGGCTCTGGTGGCTGACGTGTTCACATTGACCACAGGGTCTGGTTTGGATGCGGCGGCAGCCTTCATTGCGGACGCCACGTTCTTTGCGGCTGCAGTGGTGGGGTTGCAGGTGTCAGGGATGGCATACCTCCCCATTGGCACATTCCCGGCACCGTTCCCACAGAACAACGTGGTTGGGCTTGACAGTGCTCCCTCTGGGGCAACGACCATTGGTGGCTTCATTAAGGTCACAGTCAGCAACAACCTTCTGACGGGTGACGTGACAGCGGGTCTCCCGTACAACGTCACGTTCTCCTACAGTGGCACCTTGACAGACAACACTGACCCGGGATTTGGGGTTGGTGAATTGGGTGTGGGGATTGCGACCCCTGTGGACAATAAGGTCTTCCAGGCGGATCCCGATGCAGTGGTTTACGGTGCCGTTGCTGAGTACATCGACTTGACCCAGATCACGGGTGTACAGTGGCAGCAAATCCATGGGAACGCTGCCCTTTGGGGGAGTGCAACTTCTGGCGTTGTCTGTGTCCTTCCCGCTGACAAGTTCATCACGACAGACACTGTGGATGCAGACGGGGACTATGCAGCCGGTGTCCTGGGATTTGTGTCTCCTGCCGGTGTCTACCTTGAGCCCTCGTTCCCGGTGCCCACCCGACCCTTGGATGAGGCTGTGCCTCATGTCGTGGATGCAGGTGCAGGGCACACCGCCGGGGCAGATGACCAGATCGGGATGCGGGCATCTTCCCTGTTCTCGGGCCCTTCCCCAGAGAATCTGGCATTCACCGTGAGGAGGATTCGCAGGTTCCATGCTGCCATTGGGGACATCACTGCCAACCTCACACCCCTCCGCTATGCCTACGAGATCCGAGTAGGCACTGTGCAGACCTATGTGGCTGCAACACGGATTCTCACAGCTTCCGGAACAGGGACACAGCTGGGGAACTTCAACAACCCTGATGTGAATGTGAACGCAGGGGACGTGGTTCGTCTGGTTGATATCAATGGCAACGTGGTGGATACCGCAGAAGTGGGGGTTGTGGGTGCCACTACTCTCCGGCTTCGGTCTCCGGGCTTCTCTGTGACACCCGTTTTCGGTGATGTTTTCGAGGTGTACCTGCGGCAGGCACCTGTCCCACACGAGCAGTCCAATGAGGAGTTGCTCAGCCTCGTCACGGACTCTGTGGTGTTCACCCAGACTGCTGTTCCGAATACTGCCGGTGGCAGCGTGGCAGCTCTGAACGTCTTGACGGACCTCGATGGCACAGTGGACTTCCCTGCCTTGGGGGTTCGGGTTGGGGACATCATCGTGGTAGACCCTGCTGGGGAGCTTGAGGGCCCCACAGGGCCGGCAACGCCATCGGAGGCGGGTGTCCGCCCGTTTGGGGACCAGTCGGTGCCAGGACGCGCCTCACACATCGCAGGAGGGCCTGATGTGCTGGACGACAACCGGGGATTCTACAAGATCACGGAGGTCAACTCTAGCAATCTGGTTGTCACTGGTGTCACAGAATTCAGTGGGGACGCATCTGCTCCTGTGGTGTTTGGTGAAAATGGTGTAGTCAACCAGAAATTCGCTGTGCTTCCTGTGGTGTCTACGGGGCTCTCAGGTGCTCCTGAAGGTCAGATGGACCTGCGTATGACGGCTCTGGCTGATGGTGCTGACTCCTACAGGAGCAGTGCTAATTCTGTGTCTCCGTTCAGCTACAGAATCATCCGCCCCTCGAATCTGTTCTCCGAAGATGCTGTTGATTTGGTGCTGTTCATCAGGGAGAGGATGCTCTCATGGATGGAGGAGATCACATCGGTGGTGTCTGGGGGCAAGAGTGGGGACTACTTCGTCTTCCAGAGGGATGAGCACGCTGCAAATGTGGGAAGTCCCACGAACCCACAGGCGGGCTTGGGAGTCCCCAGCAACGCACTGATTGAGGGCCTGGAGGGGCTCATCGGGGTTTCCCCCTTCGAGAACGTGTCGGATTGCTTGTCGGTCCTGGACCGCCGTAATTGGGTGCTTGACTATCGCCTCGACTATGCTGTGCCGCCCAACACGGTGGGACAGACTCCCTACTCATCATTCGCTTCTGATGCTCCTGGAGTAGCAACCTTCAACATGGTGGCAGGTTCGGGGCGCCCGGTTCTGCCAGATCGCGTGGAGGGTGTGCTCGACCGTGAGGATAGGTTCCGGCAACTGCGATTTGCATGGATCAAGATCCGAACAGAGCTGGTCAACGGTACCCTGAGGGCAATCGAAAGGTTCGATGTGGAACTTCCCCGCAGAATCCAAGAGCAGGAAGAGGCCCTTCGTCTCAAGGAGGGTTTGGATGACGCCTGATTTTGCCTATGCGGTTCCCCTTGGTAGGAGACTGTTGTGACTCTAGAGGAGATGCGAGCCAAGTTGGACGCTCTGGGCATTCCCCATGACCAGTGGGGAGGCACCCCAGGTGGTGAAGCTTCTCCAATTCACGCGGAGAAGTCCAAAGTGCTGCTCCTCAAGCTGAGAGATGTTCTTCTGGATCAGGTGCAGAAGGACAAAGAGACGGTGGCTGATCTCCATGTGACTGCCCAGCGGCTCAAGCATGGCGGAGGGGTGTGATCCTTGGGTTCTCCGGAAACTGGCGATAGCGAACAGCTTGTAGGCTCTTGGGCGACTGTCCAGCCTGGGCTCCCAAGCACCTTCACAGGAATTGCGGACACTGCGCAATCTTTGACCACTGCACTGGTTGCGGTGCTCAATGTTTTACTCACTATTCTGCAAGTGATGAAGGCATTTTCAATCGGGATTCTCGATCCTCTCAAAGCCATCATAGAAGCGTTGGTGGAGGAGGTTGAGGGTTTGCTTGGGGATATCCGGCAGATCGGCGTCTACTTTGCTGCGGATAGTCTTCTGGATCCCCCGAAATACACCACGATTCTCGGGGGGTATGCGGGGTACGAAAGACGAATGATCGGGCGTCTGGTCAATCGCCAGGACCCCACCCGACCGGACTTCTCGTCTCGCACCGCAACCATCGGAATCTTCCTCTACACCGGGGCAGGTACTGTGGGTGCTGGCGAGATGGTCGAAGCCATCGAGAAGATTCTTGCCTTCTTCGGGAAACCTACTCCCATTGATTCCTCTACGCCGCCCCTGGGGCTGCAGGCAACCTACGGCAGGGAAGGGGCTTCGTTGTCCACCTTCAAGCCGTTGGGGCGTGGCGGGGTCCCCAACAGGGCCAACGTGCGTTGGCAGATGACATCCTCACGGGTGGCGGTAGCTTGGCCAGCACTCTCCCCCAAGGGCTTTTTGGTTGAAGTGTCCACGGTGGTGGGTGGTCTCATCCTTGCCTACGACACCTACCCTGCAAGCAACTCCCCGGGCTCGAATCGGGTGCAGGGGCTCATACGGGACCCCAAAACGCAGCTGCCGTTCCGACTCTATGGGGGGTCGGACATGATCGACATTGGCGATCTGGACGCAATGACATTGCCCCCCGACGTCGACAAGGGGCTTCTCTATGCCTACCGGGATTCTGCGGACAACACCCCGATCCCCCTCGATCTGCTCAAGACCACAGATGGCAAATATCTGCTCCAACGTACCTTCTTTGTGAAGGCAGGATTCTTCGACACGGACGCCCCGGGTCAGGGGTTTGCCGCGACTCTCGATCTGGAGGATATGCCCTGGGAAGCTGAGGTGAGTTACGATTCCAACGGGGATCCCTCTGTGATTCCTGTGGGGGATGGTCCTGCCACAACAGTGCAGATTCGAGTGTCTGCCGTGAACGATGCTGTGGCATCTACAGTAGTCACTGCGAATGGGGTTGGGAAGACAGGGCCGGTGTCAGAGCCCCTGAACTTCTGGACCACAAATGCGACGGCAATTGCATCCGCAGCTCAAACTACGGGCACAGTGTTTTTGGAAGCTCCTTTCGGGGCTGGTGCAAAGACAGCCCCCAGTGATCCCCTCACTCTGACGTTCCCGTCGAGCACGACGCAGAACTATCTGGACGTGGTGGCAACAGCACTTGCTGTAATGATCTTGAGTCGGTCTGACCTCCCTTTGGCAAAAGCAGTCGTCACGCCTGTGGGTTTGACTTGGTGGCCTTTCCAGCCAGGGAAGGGGCTCAAGGGGACAGGGTTGGAAGACATTGCGAGGTTCATCTTCCCCGAGATGTTCCGGTCTGGGTACTTCGACCGTCAAGGGATCGCACCCGAAGATTTCCGACAGAACTTGCTGCGGCGATGCCGTTCCTATGCAAACGTCCTTTACAAGAAGACAGGCCCCTTGGGTGTTGAGGCAGAGCTTGTTAGCAATGCTTCCGCACTTTTGTCATTCAAGTGGTCAGATGCCAACCCGAGATTTCCAGACACCACGATTCTGGAGTCTTTGGGGGACAGCAGGGCACGGGTGGGTTTGGCACTCAACCCGTTGTCGACACAGCGGAACAAAGTGGCAACCGAGGCAGAGTACCTTTATGGGGATTCTGATATCCAGCGTCTCCCCGGCTTCATGGAGAAGTTCCACACCAGTGAAGGGAGTTGGCTTGTCGGGCAGGGGTCTGCGGATTTCTCCCCCATCATTTACGATTTCCAGATTGGCAGCACCCCCGTCATTGATTTCTGCCGCAATATGATTCCAGATGACGTATACACTGCTGCCCTCCTGATTCTCAACGTGGCAGCATCCACAACGACCCTCCCCGCACAACCTGGGGCAGGGGCATGGGACACCTTTCGACTGTTCCCCCAAGGACTCCCCGCAGTTGACTCCGCTCTGGATGCTCTTCTCGGTTGGGCGCAAGCAACACAGCAGGGGACAAAGGGCGTCACTGATGTGATTACGGACTACATCGAATCCCTGGAGGCACGCATCCTGGAAATGCAGGCTCTGGTTGTCAGAATCGACGGGCTGATTGCATCCCTGTCAGGATTCGACCTCCCGCAGATGTCAGCCCTTGTGGTGACGGGGCAGGGGACAGACGGCATCCTCTCTGGTCTGGTCAACGCCGGCAACAAGCCCACGGACGGCTCTGACGACTACGGTGCGGGTGTGGTGTTGGTTGCTGGGGGTCTCCCTGCGAGCATCGTTGAGATCCTCCAGGCGATCTTCCCCGAGGTGGAGTAGGCATGTCTTTTCATTGGCTAGGCTCATTCCGACAAGGCTCCTGGCAGGCGTTCCGCAAGTTCATCTTGGAGGAGCGCCGGGACTCCGCTGAGCGGATCCGTGTCATCCAGGCAGAGCTTGTCCGCATCGGGAATGTCACGGTCATGTTTACGTCCAATGCCGACGGGGATGTCACGGAGAAACGTGACGGGTTCTCTGTGACTCCGGGGTCCTCCCTGGGGAAGCTCATACAGGCCTATGTGGCCCAGGGCGGCAACCCCTTCGACATCAGCCTGTTCCTGACCCCGGATCACACTGTCATCCTTGACTCCACGGGTGACGATCAAGAGGGGACAGAGACCCAACCCTACAATGGATCAATCGCCCCGAAGACTGGCTCCTACAACACGGGAGAAGCTTACGAGGGCGGCTACGTCAACATCAAGAAATATGCACCTGCTCGAACAGGGGGGCGTAAGCAGCAGCAAAACGCCCGTGTGGCAGGGAGAGTGGCGGCAGGACGCAACTGGGTGAACCCGGAGATCCGCAACAAGAGGGATGCCATTGAGCAGCGCATCCTCAAGCTCTGTGACCTGCGTGAGCAGTTCCTGAAGGAGCTGACTGACATCACCATGGCGATTGCTGGTGTCCTTCCCACCATTCCGGGGATTGATGAAGACCAGTATGACAAGAACCTGTCGGTCTCACAGATTGTGGCTGCCATTGATTCCATCTTCTACGAAATGGATGAGACGAACACCCCGGACTTCACGTCTGAGAATGGCGAGGCCTTGGGGAGATACCCCTTCCTGCTGTCTGATGATCCCGAGGAGAGCGACACAGCCCTGTAACGGTATGCCGCCTATAGTCCCCGACCCCTAGAGACAGAGGTTTTGAGTGTCACAGGAGTTCCAACTTGGTCATGTGTGTCCGCACCTCGTCATCGAGGAGCCCGTGGCTTTGGGGTCAGACCGGATGTCCCTGGTTCCGGTGGCTCCGGTGGCAAATCGGACGCTCCTGAGGGTGTTGGCAAACAACGAGTATTACATCCCTCCGTCAGGGCTTCATTCCCAAGCCTCCATCATTGGGGCAGAGTCTGGGCCGTTCTACATTCAGGGTTGTGTGTCGGACGGTGGGGTGTCGGTGGAATCTAATGTGCTGACTGTGACGAGCAGCACAGAGACACGCACGTTCACCCTTCCTTTCGGCAGGCGTGTCAACACTGACACTCTCGTGCGGTTGTTCCGCAGCTCCTTCACAGACATTGTGGTGGCCAATGACAATGGGCACCTTGTGTTCACGGACATTGCAAACATCGGGAAGGAGTCTCGCATCCTCGTGTCGGGGCGGGCTGCTGCCTCTGTGGGGTTCACAGGTCAGCGGGCAATCCGGGGCAAACTGTTGTTCCCTGGGTGGCATATGGAGAGGCGGGGCGACGTGCTGCCCCTCGTGAACCGAGATGGGCTCGTGATCTCCCATGCTCTGTACCCGAAGTTTGTGGATCAGGTTCGCACCAACCCCACATTCAAAATGACCTATGTGACCGCTCCTGCAAGGTGTCCTCGGTGCCAGGGTCGCGGTACCGAGAATGACTGGCGGTTCGACCCACAGGGTGAACTGGTCATTATTGAGGGTGAGGACCTTCTCTATCAGGCTTCCCTGAAGATTCTGCTAACGGTGTCTGCGTCCAACCCCTACCACCCTGCCTATGGGTGCAGGATCTCCTCTCGAATTGGAACGAAGGCAGTGGGTGCAATTTCCACTCTCCTCCGGGAAGACGTGGTGGGGGCCCTGCAGAAGATGCAGCGGCTTCAGGGGGAGCAGGCGAACTTCCAGCGGGTTTCGTTGAAAGAGCGACTGGCATCCATCCTGTCAGTCGAAGTGCTGCCCCACGAGACAGAGCACACTGCGTTCATGGTGCGTGTGGTGGTGTCCAATGCCTCGGGTGAACCTATCTCCCTCTCCATTGTTTTTGCAGTGCCTGGTGCCGTTGCACTCGCCGGAACAAACAACCTCTCGCTGGGGGTATAGGTTTTGCCAATGCTTCCCAGTCTTTCCTGGTGTGATCTATGGCTGATCTGAGCCCCCAGGTGTACGGCCCCGATGGGCAACTCCGAACTGTCTTGGCGTTCACTACAACCGTGGAGAACAGGTTCTTCACAGGGATCACGGATGCTGATACCGTGGACATGGAAGTGTCCATCAACGGTTCGGAATTCTCGAATGGCCCTGATTTTATCCTGTTTGAAGGCACGTCTTGGTCGCTGCCCAATTCCACAGTGTTCCCCTCAGGGCTTGAGCTTATCCCTGGGACCAACACCATCGAGGTCCGTGCCATCTTCTCGTCGGGGTCAACTTCTGCCTCTACGAGTATCGAAGTTGATCTTGTGCGTGAGTCGGACATTGGCATCGTTGCCACGCCCCCCACGAACATCACGCTCACCCAACTCGACGGCACTGTTCAGCTCGATGCGGAGGGAATCACCACCACTGGGTTCCAGGGGTTCAACTTCTACTCCAGCATCAGCGAGGGTGGTGGGGACAGCGGCTACCAGAGGGTCAACCTGGAAACGGTGTCTGACAACACGACGGTGGAGGAGATCGATGCCATCATCTCCTACGAGGTGGACTCCGACATCGTGGTCACTTCCAACGGGGACCCTGTTGCTGACCCGATGTACTTCCGTGTCAGAGGTCAGCAGGAAGATGGGGACGGCACACTCATTCAAGAGGACCTGAATGAGCGCACTGTTCTCGATGAGACTGTGCGGCAGATTCGAACCTCTGTGGCACTGGACTCCATCAGAGAGATCCAGCAGTACAGCTTCCTGCACGACCGTCTGGCGGGCCCAACCAGCACCCCAGCCACTATCTCCATCGGGGCCTTTGCGGCTCTCCAGGATGACGAGCTTCTTTACTATGTGCTGACTGCGGTGTTCTTCGACGCCACCACAAACACCGAGTTCGAGTCCTCCTTCTCACAGGAAGTGGTTGGGCACCCCCTGAAGGTCACGGCATCCATCGGCAGCTTCCCTGTCGTGAGCCGCCAGCAGATTGTTCGGGATTACATCACGTCAGTGCTGCGTTCCAACCCGCAGATCAAGGTAGAGGCAGGGTCTTCCCTTCGAGACGTGACGATTGATCCCTTCTCGTCAGAAGCGGAGCGGCTGCGGTTCATTCTCGACTTCCTGCACCGGGCAATGTCACCCACACAGCTCCTTGCTGTCGATGACCCCGCAGGGACAGGGGAGTCCGCTCCGGTAGCAACATCTGCCTACAAGCAAGCACTCAAGATCGCGTTCTACCTCACCAGTGACTCTGATGTTCAGGCACTGATCGATTCTGCTGTCGATGCCTATGCAAACAACCTCGGGAAGTCCCGCCGTCCTGGCAGATTCTCCCAGGGTTATGTGACTTTCTTCACGACGATCCGTCCTTCCAGGTCATTGAACATCCTGCTTGGCACCGTGGTGTCCGGTGGTGGTCAGACGTTCCGCACTACACGTGCAGCGACCATCCCGATAAACCAGCTTGCTTCCTTCTACAATCCTGTGAATGGCAGGTACGAGGTCACGGTACCGATCAAGGCCACGGTGGTGGGGACTTCCGGGGACGTGGGTGCTGGACAGGTGCGGCGACTGGTTTCTTCTCTGCCGGGCCTTTCTGTGACGAACACTTCCGACATGTTCGGAGGCAAGGACCAGGAGACAAACCACGAGCTGGTGGAGCGTGCTCGCAACGCTCTGGCATCGGTGGACACCAGCACGAAGCAGGGTCTTCTCCAGACTGCTGCGGATGTGGCAGGTGTGGTCAAGGCCAATGTGGTGGGTGCTGGACATTCCCTCATGCAGCGAGACCTGGATGACAATGGGGTGCATCGCGGCGGCAAGGTTGATGTCTGGATTCAGGGCGACAACATCGCGTCGGTGACTGACTCGTTCTCGTTCACATTCGAGATCGCACAGGACATCCAATTCGTCGTTATCGGAAGCACCTCGAATCTGCAGTTCCGTGCGGTCGACACCGCATTGTCCACGGACAATCCCATCGTAGAGATGCTGAACTACCCCACTGCGGGCTACGAGTTCAAGAACGCCAGTACGGGTCTTGTGTTTGACCTGACTGACGTGACCATCACGAGCTACGACACCATCCAGCTCGACACGAGCATCGCTCAGCCCGCAGTCGATCTCACGGATGTCGTGTTGGGTTCGTACCGCAGGCGTTTGGGGAGCACCTTCGTGTTCCCGAGACAGCCCGTCACAGCAGTGACCTCTGTGGAGGGTGTGGTTTCAGGGGTGTTGCCTACAAGCTCCTATGCACTCAACCACCCGGATGCTCCGTTGGAGAAGGGGCGCTCAACGCTCGCAGCGGACTACCTGTCGATTACAGCCTACACAGACGATGATGGCGATCTGGTCCCCTCTGGGGATCTCATCACGGTAACGGATGAGGAGCATGTGCTCATCGGGGACTATCCGGAGTATGTGGACAGCCTCGGAGCTGTGTTCCTGACGATTGAGGTCTACAACGAGGACAGGACCGTTCTCTACAAGGGCCCCGACGACCCCAGCGGCACTCCTGATTACACCATCATCCTCGGGACCCAGACGACACCGTTGGCAATCCGACGAGTCTCCACGGGCACCATCCTGAGTGGTGCAACGGTTCTCTTGGACTATGTTCACGATGAGAACTTCACGGCCACCTACACCGTGAACCTCGTTGTGAGTGTCACGCAGAATGCTCTGGGTGTGAAGCGGAGTGCAACGGCGGATATCGTTGCCAAGGATGCAGTGCCTGTGCCCTTGTTCCTCCAGGCCACCATTGTGACCAACAAGGGCAAGGGCAAGAGCGATGTGGATCCTCTCCTCAGAACCAACCTCACCAACTACATCTCGAATCTGCGCCTGGGAGATCCCCTCCGCCAGTCCGATGTGATCAACGTCATGGAGACCACTGCAGGTGTCTCCTATGTGATCGTGCCTCTCACCAAGATGGTGCGGGGCGAGGACTCAGAGGTCATCCGTGAACCCCTGGATACAGATCTGGTAGCAAACGCAGAGGTCATTTCAGATCTCTCCACGGCTGTGGCTTCTGTGTGGTTGCTGAAGGATGAGTTGTCCGCGGCTACCACCAATGGTGGGGGCTCTACCACAAATTTCCGGGGGGTCTTCCAGGACGACATCGCATTGAGCCTTCTCGATGGATCGGCACTCCTGGCGAGTCTGGGCACAGTAGTGGGGAGGGCATACATCATCGGTTCAACGGGGGCCTCCATTTCTGGCTACAGCGACGATGCCACTCTGATTGCAGCGGGCTACACCACTGCAGCTGAGATCGTTGCGGAGAGGCTGCTTCTGACAGCAAACCGGGTGCTGGTGTCGACCACCACGGGTGACTCCCCAGTCAACTACGACTATGCCGTCACCTACATTGTGGGAGAAGACTCCGGCCCGAAGAATATCGATCCGGGGGATGTTGAGTACCTCACAGTGCCCGACGACGTGAACGACTGGATCTTCACCTACGATGAGGACTCTGCCTGATGGGTCACGATATTGGCGACAAGACTAGCCTTCTGCCGTATAACTCGGATCAGAACCCCGCCCCAGTAGCAGGGACTGGTCAGGAGTTCCTCAGGGACAAGCAGGCTCTCGTCAATGACATAATGAAGGCGTTCCTCGCGGTTCTCCCCTCCAACTATGTCGCATCGGTCAACGGCCCCTGGTACACCCTTCAGTTCCAGGCGATTGCAGAGCAGCTTGCAGAGATTCAGCTCGCAGCCCAGGAGGTTTACAAGGACTCCGACTGGGACTTCACGCGACCCGAGTACCTGTGGGAGGTCATTGGCACACTGGTGTTCCCACAAGCCACCGAGAGGGAAGGCGCCCCCACTATCGATGGTGACATCGACTACCGGGCGTTCCTGCATCAGATGGTGCTCCTGCTCCTTCAGGGGGCCACTCCTGCTGCAGTAGAGGAGGGTGCAGGTCTTCTCACAGATGCAGATGTGGTCCTCGTAGAGAAATTCCTCCACTCTGTGCAGCGAGATCCCACAGGGGCTTGGACTATCGACAACCAGTTTGAGATGGAGCTGAACGTCTCGGCGGGTGGGGGCACCGAGTTCCCGGATGACCCCTTTGTTCTTCAAGAGAACGTGCGCCTCATCCTAGATGCACTGAAGCCCGCCCACACCCTGTTTGAGTACCGCTTCCTATTCCTCGAAATCTGGGGCGATATCTTCACGGATGAAGTGTCGTGGGAGATGTCGGAGCACTACTACGATGACTTCCGCAAATTCTGCTACGGGGCGAAGGACATCACAGGCACTGCAGGGATGACCCTGACTGACAGGTCCCTGTTCTCCGACTGGACGTTGAGCTTTGTCAGTATCCAACCCCGTGCAGTCCTGACCATCGCGTCTGGAGCGAATGCGGGGCAATACTCTGTGGTGGAAACTCTGCCCTTCCCCTATGGAGACGACACCACAGCGAGGGCATACACCACGTCTCCCACAGGGCTCACAGGTACAGGCACGGTGTCTGGGGATGTGATTACGGACACTGCCCAGGACTTCGCGGGTGTCGAGGAAGGTGAGATTCTGACCTTCTCTGCGGGACCCAACGCAGGCTCCTACCGCCTGGATGTGCTTCTGGGCTTGAATGGTGGTCCCCTTCAGGAAGGGAACATGCCTCCCGGCCCCGCTACAGAGGTGCGGGTGGCTCCTTCGATTCTCCGTATCGACTGCAGGATGGATTCAGGGCCCGTCACAGGGCAGTCCTACACTGTGACCGTGGACAGGATGGGTGTACGCACCCCCAAGACGATCACGGGTGAGGACGTGTCCAACCAGTTCTACCTCTAGAACTCGAATTTCCTTCGGGGAAGCCCCAGTCGCTTGCGGCGAGCATGGATGGCATTCTTGCTCTGTGTGACCCTGATGTGGAGGGACATCTCCTTGACCCACGGATTGTTCAGCTTCCACTCTTGGGGGTCAACGCGGTCCAGGATCGCATTGCCATGGTACGGGGCATCCCCATCGTAGAAATTCTGGAGAGCCCAGGGGAGGTCTTTGACCTTGATTCCGAGCAGGGCTGCTGCAGCTTCTGGGCAGTTGATGGTGATGCCGGTGACTACAGTGGCTCGCACATGGGGTCTCTCACAACACATCCACCCCTTTTCGTAGTCCCGATCTCCGACACGCACACCCCGCTGCCAAGGGGCATTTTCTCGAAAGCCCTTGGTGGGCCACCTCCAAGGGCTGCCGTTATCCACGCTCGTTTGCGTGAGAACATCGAAATCTTGCACCTGGTTCTTGTGTGCACCCGGGGTGTGCACTCTGTAGAAACCACTCCCATCACCAAATTCGGTGCGTTCTCCCTTCCAAGAGGGGAGGATCAGTCCCCCATGGGCGATTGCATCGAGTAGGAATTCCGTCTTGGCATTTACCCGTGAGGAGTACCACCTCCAGATCTTCTTTACCTCGCGGTCGAACTCCTCGTTGGCGAGGGTTTGAATCACCCCAACCTGGTTGGTCCGGGCAGTCCATTTACGGTCGTTGTCAATATCTTCAGCAACTCCGAAGGTCATGGGGTTGAGTGCCCGAACGCCGTGCTGATCTCGGCTGCGGGACATGCTCTTCTCCCAGTCATCGCGCTTGTCAGGAGCCAGGAATCCCTGCTTCCGTAGAGTGTCTACAAGCTGTGGGACTCTGTTGTTTCCGACCACGTTCAGGGCGTGGTCAGGCACCTGACTCTCGTACCGCTCCACCATCCAGTGGTTGAAGTTCGTGGGTTTGCAACCCCACTGGTCATCATTGTGGATGTCCTTCATGCTCTCTGGGGTCAGCGGTTCCAGCTCTAGGGGCTTGTAGTGCCCGGACTGGACGAGGGCTCCATCTGCTCCGACCAGGGCATGGGGTTCGACCACCATTTCTCCGGTGTAGGAGAGCTGCTTGGCAACGCGGCCGTCCTTCCAGAACTGACTGTTGATCCCGTCGAACATAAGAGCCAGCCAGATGATTTGAGGTGGCTTTAGATCCTTGATATCTGCAAGGGGGATTCCCTTGGCGTTGTAGGGCACGAGACTCGTGCGGGTTTTCTCGAAGATGTAGTCCTGCTCTGTGGGAGGTTCCAGATCGAGAAGCTGGTAGGGGAGCCAGAACTGGGCGGACCGGCTCATGAAATCCCGGCTGGCCCCTCGCGCCCGAGCCATGCGGTGGAAGTCTGGATGCGGGATCTTGGCACGGTCGGTCAGGAAGATGATGTTGTCGCCGTTTTTGATGGCGAACACGAAGAACGATGCCAGGATATGCTCAGGATCCCTGATGAGGCACAGGGTGATGCCAGGGTCCATCTGACCACGCATGGCAGCCAAGAGGCTGTTCACGTTCCAGAATTCGTAGATTTTCGGGTTGAATCCCAGTGGGCGCTCTGCCCCGTGTCCCTGAACAAACTGGTGGCACTCCAAGCTCTCCACACCCACCAGGGCATCCCTACGAATTTCAGCCAGGGCGAGCTTGTCAGTAATCCACGCCTCGTAGTTCTCTGTCACGTCTGCGCCGTAGAAGGTTGCGGCTTCCCGGAGGAGGTCTTGGAAAGCATCGAAGATCTCGACCACATCGGGGTGCTCGATGCCGTCTCGCATTTCGGTGAGGGGCTTGAGTGCTCCCTCGATTCGCTCCGGGTGGAGGATCATGTCGAGGGCGTTGAACTTCGTTTCTTTGAGAAGCTCCTCGAAGCTGCCCCGAATGAGCATGAGAGTGGTCAATCCCGAGGGGTCGAGATCCCATGACCGGTGGAGCATTTCTAGCTCTTTCTTCTGGTCGTACTCTCCAAAGGAGAAACTCGTCTTGTCGGGGTCAAGCACTGCGGGGTCGATGCCTGACACGGCAACCCACCGCTGGAGGGCATCGTTGACTACTTCACTCAGGGGACGTTCCATTTCACCACCCGAAACCGAGGCACACGTACACCAGATAGAACGGCCCGAGGATCCCGTGGAGGATTACCCACAGGGCCGACCCGTTCAAGTAAGCGGAGAGAATTGCTGCCATCAGGTGGAGGGCAAAGATAGGCCAACACCCGCACCCACAACAGCTACAGCTACAACCACCCCTCGACTTGCGGGGTTTTTCGTCGGTGTCGTCCATCATCTACCTACCCATGGCGGCATCGTGGGTTTACCCATGGGGATTCTCTGGTTTCCACCACCCAGCAGGCTAAGGGCGGTGACCACCGCACACGTGCCCAGCATGAAAGTGCCCACGAAGGGTCCAAAGAGGCCCACATCCCCGAAGGGCTGGGCAACAAGCCAGAAGGTGCCACCCAGCAGGAATCCGAGAACCAGCGACCCGATCATGTTGAGAATCCATGCGAACATCAGTTCTCCCAGGGGCGGACAGGGGTGTAGACATCAGCATCACAGGCGCGGCACCACACGGGGAAGGGGTCTTTACCTAGATCCGCATGACAGGAGGGGCACGCAGAGGGGCGGTCTTCGGGATGGACAAACCCAGCACGTGACACGACACACAGAGCGTCTTCGGGGCCGGTGTGAAAGACCTTGGAACAGGGTGAGTTGTCATCGGGGCACACACCGTCATCCTCAACACGGAGGATACGAACGCGGGAGCCGAGTCCTTGGATGACCCACGAGGGGTCGGTGGTCTCAGCGGTAGGCACACGGGCGAAGAATTCACGGGACACGGGGACCTCCTAGAAGTTCTGGCAAGCGGTTTTGGCTGCCTGACGCACCCTGCGTTCCAGGGCCCGGCGGACACGCTTCTTGGTGGGGCAGCTTTTGTGTCCGAGCCCGAAAGCTACGGACTTGGTTCCTGCCTCTCCGAGGCTCATGTTCTGGCCTTGTGCCTTTCGTCCGGTCTTCATCTCTTTCCCTCTCACCTCTACTACGCGGGATGGGGGAAGTTGAAACCAGGAACGGGGTTATTTCCCGGCAGTGTGCCCGCAGATTCCACAGGTGGGGGGAGCTTCCACGGCACAGCCCATGCTCACAGCTGCCCTGTCTCCTTCATGGGTGCTGGCGCAGAGGGTTTGAGCCGTGCTCTCAATCTCCCCCTCTCCCTTGCAGGTTGGGCACTCTGTTTGCCCGCAGGAGCCTTGACCGCGACACTCATGCAACCCGTCGGGGTCGCAGTCACAGCGGGGGTGCCAGCAATTTCCATCACAGGTGGGACATCTTTGCATCATGATTCATCCTTGAGGTGCACTTCGAGGAGACCTTCGAGGTCTATAAGGACAGAAGGGGTCTGGAAGATTTGACCACCTTCCACATAACAGACGTGGTGGTCATGGTAATTGCGCCAGTGCTCCGCCAACCCTGCATACTCTTTGTCGGTCAGGGTAATCTCCCCTGTCGAGTTCTCCAGGTAGACGGTCACATAGGTCTTTGTGGCAAATTCTGAGATGTCAGCCATGGCTAAAACCCTCCAACGATGTCAACTGCTTTTCCGAAGTCCCAGAGGATCCTACGGACGATCTTCTTCATCTGTGGTTTGTCGCTCTGGAGGCGTAGAACATAGGAGGGGTGGTAGGTCACTACAAGGGGGCATTGTACCTCTGTGACCTTGTTACCGTACATCCACTGCCTGCTCCGAAGAAATCCCACGGAGTCGTCCCTTGTCCTTCCAGAGAGGAACCGAGCAGCCACACCCCCTACAGCAATGATGACCCGGGGTTGCACGATCCGAATCTGGAGGTGTAGGAAGGGGGCACAGGCAACCATCTCCTCCTGCTCGGGATCTCTGTTGTTTGGGGGGCGGCATTTCACGATGTTCGCGATGTAGATGTCCTCTCTGTTGATACCTGCCCTGCGGAACAGACCATCTTGCATCTTGCCGGCGGGGCCCACGAAGGGATCCCCACTCGCATCCTCCTGGTGCCCAGGGCTTTCCCCGATGACCATGATGGCAGCGTGGGGATCCCCCGAACCGAACACTGTCTTGTTGCGCCTCTTGTGAAGTGGGCACCGAGCACAGCCCTCCACTCGGGAGGTCCGCAGATATTCCAGACGGCTTGCACAGCTCATGCCTCTAGATACTCGTTCTGGATTTTTTCGTGCCCCCGTTGTCTGTCCTATAGAGGCAGCACAGTAGAGTCCCCAGAGAGGAACCCATGGCCGCTCGAATTCGTAGCCTACAAAACGGCCTTGTCCCCATCGATGAGGCAAGCCGGGACGATCTCATCGTTACGGACGTGGTGCTCGTTCAATCTCTGGACGCAGCAACGACCTACGCCTGGAGTCTCACCTACGTCCCTGAGGGCTCCACTGCCACCTTCTCGGGGAGTGTCATTGCGGTTTCTCCCGGCACGTTCACCGCAGACAAGGCCGGTGCCTACCTTGTTCGTCTCATCATTGATGCAGGTCTGGTTACCGAGGACACGCAGTACGTTCGCCTTCGTGCCCTGACAACGACCCTGGGCCTCACCCTCGTCGCTGCGGGTGAGCGCCGTGATGGCACAGGCATCATTCCTGTCGATGTCGACCCTGTCGGGTGGGCAGATGAGCAGAACGCAAACCTGATTGCTCTGGAGGCAGCCACAGCTGTTGTTGAGCCCTTGGATGCCACTCTGGTTGCGGGCAACACCACCGGTGGGACCCACCTGATTTACAGCACGGGCGATGAGCTTCGGGGTGCCACAGACATCACCCTTCGGGTGGGGAATGCAACTGACAGCATCAACATGTTCCCAGGGGCCACAGGGGCAGTTGTCGTAAATGGCAAGCTGACAGTGACAGGCCTCATTGATCCCACGGGGATCATCTTCACCGAGGAGGCCAGTGTCGTCACTGCTGCCTCGGAAGGTGCCATCTTCGTTTCGGATGGCACAGGGTTGCATGCAAACGAACCCTACTATGTTCCTGCCAGTGCAGGAACGCCCGTCAGCCTTTTGGGTGGGGCATACACCGCAGTCTCTCCCGGGGCAGGCCCCACAACGGGTGACCTGTTGAAACCTGACCGGGCGCTTGTCTACACCCTGGTTGGAACAAGTGCCCATGTCGTCAACCTCACTGCTGCTGCAAGAATGGAGGGGGTTTTCGTTGTCGTCCAAAGGACGGACACGACTGCCGGGACTCTGACTCTCACTCCGAACGGTGCGGAGACTATCGGTGGAGCCGCGACCTTAGCAGTTCCAGCCAACACCACACTGTTGATTTGCAGTGACGGTGTGTCCAACTGGAAGGTGTTCTTCTCAGGGTCAAATCTGGTACCCTACCACCTCAACCTGCCGGCGGTTCCCAACGACACCCTCAGGTACAAGGGGTGGGTCCCCCAAGCATCTCGTCTCGTGAGTGTGACCGTTCTGATGGGCACTGCCCATACGGTGGGCAATTACACCTTGGATGTTGCCAATGTCACGACGGGGAACACTACCCTTGCAGCATCTCCCACGAGCCTGAACGCCCTGGTGAGTGATGTGCAGTCCGCAATCACCCTCACGGCGACTGCTGCGGATCTCGTGTTCGGAGCTGGGGGCCGTTGGGAAATGGGGCTGGTCTCGGACGATGCCGGCTTTGATGGTTCCGACATCTACATTGAACTCGTCTTCGCGAGGATCTGATGCCTTATGATTCCCCTGCCTCTGCTCTGCTGGCTGTTGCCGGGAGAGAGAGAACACTCATCGTAGAAACAGCAGCCGTAGACAACCCCAACGGAACGTTGGCGTTGGGCCAGTTCGCCTACACCCCTCTGGACTATGGGCGCAGGGCTTTCACCTTCGAGGCTGTAATGTCGGTAACCAAGGTTGCAGACACTGGAAGTATCCAGCTGTACAACCTAACCGATGGTGAGGCCGTGACCGGAGCCCTTCTCCAAACTACGAGTGTCTCCCCCATCAAGGTCGCTTCTGCTGCCCTGACTGTGGGGGTTGCCGCCGGCAACTTGAAGACAACAGAGAAGGTCTACGAGGTCCGCTTGTCCGTAACGGGTGCTGATGTGACGGATGTCCTGTCCGCAGGCTCCGTATCCCTGAGAGCTGTCTGACGGTGGGCGTCCTATAGTGTCGCAGGGGTAGAGTACTTCTGGGGGATACAGGATGGCAGCCAACATCCGCAGCTTGGTCAATGCATTGGTCCCAGTGACTGGTGCGAGCAGAGACGACCTCGTCTTGGGGGATGTGGTCACAGTCAATTCTGTTGACGTTGCAACCACCTACTCCTGGACAATGGCCTACAAGCCTGTGGGGTCTACTGCTGTATTCTCGGGGAGTGTCACAGCGGCATCCCCGGGGAGCTTCACTGTCGACAAAGAGGGCCCTTACCTCATCCGGCTCACCGTCGATCTGGGTCTGATCACCGAGAACACGCAATACGTTCGTACTCGGTTCCTCACCATCTTCGGAGACATCGGACTTGTGGCAGCTGGTGAGCAGATTAGCTCCAGCATCCCTGTGCCGGTCGACATCACTACCTCCGGGTGGGCAGACGAGCAGAACACCAACCTGTCGACCTTGTTGGGGTTCCTGGCAACGGTGTCCAGTTCTGGAAGGGTTGTCTATGTAGATGCCAACCCCAGCACGGAAGGGTACGGGGACTACGAGACCGTTCAGGAAGGCATCGATTATGCAGGCACACAGACTCCCTCTGCAATTGCTCCTTGGGTCGTGTTGGTTCGCCCTGGGACGTACATTGAAGACATCACGTTCCGACCCTATGTCCATGTCCTTGGGTGGCCTGGGAATTCCACGGGTGTCCTGGCCGACCGCACAGTCATCCTCCGTTGTGCAAATGCAGGGGGCACCGGGACTCATGTAGTGGCACACACCGGGGCAGGGGATCTCACGATCCTGTCCAACCTGATGCTGGAGAACACGGGGAGTGCAGTCACAGCGGGTGCGACTCGAAAGACGGGTGCGGGAACCTTCGTGGCACACCGTTGTGTCTTCTACCAAGCAGGAGTGTCCGCAGCCGTGGGTGCTGCCCTTCGTCTGGAAGCAGGGACCATGGAGCTGGACTCCTGTGTGGTGCAGGCGGCTAGTGGAGCCTTCACAGACCGTGTGGCTTTGGAGCACGTTGCAGGTACTCTGACAGCCAAGCGGACAACGGTGGTTGGGACAAGCGGGACCAGCATCAATCTGGGTCTCGTGGTCAGTGTCTCTGCGGAATTTTCGGACTGCCGGATCCTCTCTACAGGAGGGGCAGGTTCGTGGAGCATTGCATCCTCTGCGGGAAGCCTCACCCTGGAATACTGCAGGGTCGAAGTCACAGGTGGAGATCCCCTCCTCATCCACCCGAGTGCGGGCCCCTTTGCAGGAATTGTGGGGTTGTATCTGCGGTGGTGCTACATCCAGGGTGATGTGTCGTTTGACATCACAAACATTGCCGGTGCCACCACTCTCAGTTTGGGATCCTCCGAGTACGGAAGCATCGTAGTCCCCGGTGGCGCTCCCACAAGCCTGACTGCAACAACGAAGTCCACGAGCCTGTTCTACGACAATGCTGCAAGTGGCATGACAGCAGAGAACGTCCAGGACGCTCTGGATGAGGTGTACGCCTATGCTGCACTGGTTCAGACCCTGGATGATGCCTATGACGGCGGTGTGGGTGGTGGTGCAGGTCGCACAATCGTTGCGGACCAGGGTGCTGTTCAGATCGTAGACGCTGCGGCTCCTTCTGACCCGATCCCTCCGGACAACACCGATGGGCGTCTTCAGGTCGTGTCCAATGTGGAAGTGGGCGCTATCGGGAAGCCCGAGATCGACATAGACCCCAACCCCTTTGGGAATGGCCCGAAGGTCACCATGGGGCTCACAATCACCCCAGGCAATGCTCCTTTCGGTGCTTCTGCACTGCTGGTTGGCAACTCCTCAGGAAGTCCCACCTACCGGAACTTCAACCTTCGTCTCCAGACGATGTCCTCTGAGGGTGGTGCCAACATCGGGCGTGCCATCCTTCGGGGTGGCGATGCACTCTCTGCGGGACTGACCACACCGGATGCTGCATCCGTGTACATCCAAGCAGGTTCTGCTGTGGATGTCCTGGCTGGTGAAGCAGGCAACGTCTACCTTGCTCCTGGGGATAGCACCTTCGGGTCTACAGCCTCTCTGATTTTGGTTGACCCTACTGCGGCAACGGCAGCGACTCTCACGGCAGCTGGTGCTTTCGTTGGTGGAGTTGCAGGAACCATTCGGTTTGCAACGAACATGGGCGCGGTTGAAATCGCAGTGGGAGCAGCGGACAACCTGGCTGCAGTTCTCGTGTTGATCAATGCTTCTGAGCATGTGACAGCTGTGGATTCCGGCGGTGGTGTGATTCAGATCACCTCCTTTGCCACCGGGATCAATGCTGAAGTTCACTATCTCAACGACACTGTAAGCGGGACCCTAGACACTGCTCTTGGTGTCTTCGATGGGCAAGCCCAGGTGGATGGCACATGGCCAGACACTGTTGTCATGCAAGCTTCTGCGGACAACGAGTTGACTGTGGGTGTGGGTGGTGCTGCGGGCCCCCTCATCTACAATGCGGACACAGGGAAACTTACGGTTCCTGGGGTTATTGATCCCACAGCCATGGTTTTCAGCTTTGCCACAGTACCCACTGTGGGGGCAGCAGAGGGTGGGCTGTTTGTTTCTGATGGGACAAGCGGTCTTGTGTCCGGGGACCTCTACTTCAGAACTGCCCTGGGTGTCTCGAATCTCAACCTCTCGGCAGCAGCTGCCGGAACAGTCGAGATTCAGGATGAGGGAGTCAGTCTTGGCACCTTCGGGGTCATCAACTTCGTTGGTGCTGATGTCAAGGCGTTCAGCATCGGGACGGTGGCCAGCATCTACATCCCGCCTGCGACCTTCGATTCGCATTGGGATACTGCTGATGGAGACAACGGGAGTCAGGCAGTAACGGATTCTGTGACACGTCTCTCCTGCCACATCTCGACACCCAGCGGTGGAGAGGGTACTCCCTTTGCCACTGGTGGTTGGGCAGCCTCAAACCAGATCGCCACTTCGGATGGCACTGCCACATTCACGACCCCGAGCACGACCACGGGGTTTGGTGGTGATTCCACCATGACCGTCGTGGTGTACGATGCAGATGGTGTGACACCCCTAGAAAGCTACACCACAGGTGTGATTACTGGTAATGCTGTCCACACGTCACCTTCGACCCGGATTGTTGTCACCATCACGGGCTATGCAGCAGACACCTTCCGATTCAAGGCCAATGCCTCCATTGCTGTGGATGTGGATGCTGTGTTCACAGCCAACAGTCGAGATGGTGGGCGCTATCACGTCGATTCTACCCACACGCCAGACTCCATAACAGATGGATCTGGGCCCTATACCTACTCACAGACCGATGTGTTCCTCGACACGAATCCCACGACCCCCAGTCTGGGCGGTGCAACTACTATGGTGGAGACTGTCGGAAGTGTCGTCACCAAGCACCTGTCAGGTATCGAGTATTACATCGTAGGTTCGGATTTCACTGTTGGTGTTGCTGACATTGACCAGCTCAACCGGAATACGTCTCGAACCACAGTGAACCTGAGTCTTATCGGCACTGAGTATGCCGTTGCTGACCTGGGGCACAGCCCCTTCGGGTTGGGCGCTGCCTATTTCGGGGGGTGGACGAACGACGAAGACACGGACAATGTGACCTATGGCTACACGGCTTGGACGATCACCGTGGCAGACCACAGATACATGGGTCCCACAGGGTCTATTGCTGCAACACCGCGAGATCCGTGGGGAGATGGTGCGGCAGTGCCTTCGGCAGGGGCGTCCATTCTTGTGGACACCCACAGCACGACAGCCACGGTTCTGATCGAATACTTCGATGATGAGTCTCTGCGGCAGGATTCCACCTACAACGCAGGGAACCCCGCGGGCAACTGGGTAACCACTGCTCTCCTCACCGCAGGAAATGCTCTTGTCATGGGCAGCAAGATGATGGTCCCGAATCAGGCTACCTACGTCCGGTCTGATGGGCCGGATTCACTCAACCCTGATTGGTCCACTTTCAAGCCGGATCTCGGTGGTGCAAATCCGAACTACACAGCACAGGGGGCACCCGTGAGCCATTACCGAACCATTGTGGACACTACCGGGTTGAACCGTTCCAGTTTCCAGATGGTGTTCTCAGGCACGTTCGTTGCGGATGCTGCGACCGACCTAGCCAATGGGGACATTGAGATTTACATCCGGCGACGGGCTTCTGCTACGGGTGGCAACTTCGGGCCTGCAACGGCGTTCCCGCTTCGGTTGGATGGTGCTCTGTACAACTTCGCCACCTTTGACGATGGTGTCACTGATGGGCACATCAGGGAAGGCACTTCCGCAGGTAATACTATCAATGCAACCTTCGGCGGGTTCACTTGTGAAACGGGTGTCTTTGTAGAGGTGAAGATCATCACCGCTACGGTCAAAATTGACAGCTATGAGCTGACGTTCTTCTAGGGTGTTTCTCGATGCTGCACTTTTTTGATTCACTCCGCGTGACGGTGTTGCCCGAGGGGCAAGTTGTCTTTGCCGTTCGCATTAGTGATAGCCGGGTGGATGAGTACACCCTTGGGATCGGGGTGTTCCGGGAGATGCTGGTGGCGTACAAGGACCACCCCGGGGAATGGGCAGGCCCTTTCCAACTGCAAGTTCGGGTGGATGCCATACGGCGCATTGTCTCCCTTGCAGTCGATCTCGGTTTGAAGAAGGAATTTCATAGGCTTCCACAATCGCAGTTTGATGCCCTTGCTGCTCAGTTCCGCTCACAGGATAGGTAATGGGCTTCACCCAAACAGAAAGGATCAACCTCTTCACGAAGGCTCTTGCAGCCGGAGTGATCGATGCCAACAGCGTTGCTGTCTGGTTTGAGACCTTCTTCCCCTACAGCATTGTTCTGGATGGGGACCTCGTTTGGACGCAGCTCAACACGGTAAGGGCGAACCCTGCATCTACAGTGGCTGCGGCCCGGATAAATGCGGCAGGACCCCTGGTGGGGATTCTCCAGGATCTGTCCCTGGCGGTGAATGCGGTTCGTTTGACCCTTGTGGCAGGAACCAACAACAGCACCTATGTGGCATACACCATCTATGGGGATCCCACGAGTCCGACACTTGGTGCGTGGCTCCTTCCCCAGCTGGTCCCACAAGCAACAGGATCGCCCAGTAACGGGTATGCAATCAACCTCTACGAGGGAGATCCCAATGCTGGCGGGGTACTCATCAGCACCACGGACGGGCAGACGGGCACAGGGGTCAACAAGACCTCGGGGTGGATCTTCAACTATGCACAGGGTCTGCTGCTTCTGTCGGATGACTTCAAGGCATTGGTGACAGACCCTTGGGTGGTGGGCTTCCGGTACACGGGCACCACAGCCACATCCAGTATGGGGATCCTACAAGGGGTGGCTCGGGAGACTTTTGCAGCAGCGACATTCGCAGCAGGGCCACCCGCTACACATGCACTAACTGGGACACCTGACACCACAGTTGCTTTGGACGGGGTCTATGAGCTGTTCCGTAATGGTATTGCTGACATGGAAAAGGTAGTGGGTGCCCCTGCCACTGCCCTGCAGTGGCGAATCAACGGCACAAACCTGGAGGTTGGGACAGACATCACAGCCACCGAGAATGTGTACCGTGTGGTGTACCCCACCACCTGATCGACAATAAAGCCCCTATCTGAAACCCCTGATGAGGGTGTTTACATGGGAATTCGTTTTGACCAGGTGCGGATTGACAGTGTGGCTAACACTGCACTGGAGAGCTACCTTGAAGGGTCAACCCCTAGCTCGGTCCGTGTTGCAGTAGATGGCACCAATGTGGAGCGGGGAGCTACAGGCCTACAAATCCCCGCGGCATTTGCGGGCAGCGGTCTGTCTGGTGGAGCAGGTTCTGCTATTGCTGTTGGAGCAGGCACAGGGATCTCTGTGGCGGCAACGACTGTGGGTCTAGCAACCGCTACAGGCATCGTCGGATATTCAGGCACACACGTCAGCACTCACACAGTGGACACCCTGCAGATCACGGGCACCCCTGACAGCGCAAATGACTCTGTCAACAAGTCCTATGTGGATTCCGCGATCACTGGGCTTCACTGGCTCACACCTGCAGATGTCAAAGACTACATCGGCACACGCACGATTGGGCAGATCGACATCCTGGTTCCTGTTTCTGGCTGGACCGTTGTTGCGGGTGGTGTTGGGACCCCTGCTGCGGGAGCATCTGACCTGCTGGCCATTGGGGATCTCGTAGAATACAACGGGGCAGACTGGAAGATCATTGTTGCCAATGCCGGAGGATTCCCCCCTCTGAGTTCTCGTGCAGTGATTGCTGAACTTGCGACTGTGTTGTATGGCCCCCTCACAGACGGTGTGGATGAGACCAAGGTTGCAGAGTGGGATGGCACGAGCCTCACCCCGGCGTTGGCATCCCCCTCGGATGGGGATGCCATTTTGATCGTGGGTGAAGGGTCCGTCAACGAGAACGCAGGCTTTGTGTTCGACGGGTCTGTGCCGTCTGGGGAGTGGATTCAGTTCACAGGTGCTGGTCAGATCAATGCAGGTACCGGGCTAACCAAGTCAGGCAACACTCTCGATGCCATTGCTGCGGACACATCTATCACGATGAACGCAGACGACTTTGGGGTCAATGTAAGCACAGGTCTGGAGATCAACTCCGGTGTGCGGCTTGCAACTCAAGGCAATGGGATTGCTGGTGGGTCCGGTTCGACACTTTCGGTCAATCCGGACGCTGCGACTGGAGGCAACATCCAGGCTGTCAACGTTGGTGCCAACGGTGTGGGTCTTGATGTCAGTGCGATTGCTGGGACAGGGATCGAGGCAGATGGTTCTGCGAACCTTCGCCTTGCTGCCCAAGGCAATGGCATTGATGGGGGGGCGGGCTCTACCCTCTCCGTGGATGCGTATTCCGGAGCGGACACGTCGGTGGCACCTGCATACGTCGATGGAGATGGTGTGGGTGTGGACACTGATGACTCTACGCTCACCCACGCAGTGGGTGAGCTTGCTGTGAAGGACGCTGGCATCACCGGAACCCAGCTCAACAGCTCGGTTGCAGGTGCTGGCCTGACCGGCGGTGGCGGTTCCGCTCTAGCTGTGGGGGCGGGAAATGGGGTTGCTGTCGCAGCTGATGCTGTGGGCCTCAAGCTCTATGCTGTGGAGGTCACAGCAGTGGGTGATGCCGATGTGGCTAACAACCCGATCTACATGGATTCCACCAATGGGTTGAACGTCAAGATCGACAACAGCACTATCGACCTTGATTCTGCCAACGGCTACCGCCTGTACGTCCCCACCAATGCAATCAGTACCGTGGAGTTGAACATCCAGTTCCGTGAGGAAGACTACACAGCTGCCACCTGCACTGCGGGAGGGGATGGTGCCTACCATGACCTGATCGCCACGGCAATCATTGGGACGAAGACTGATTTCTATGGGCAGTGTTTCCGCAATGGTGTCGCAGACATGGTCAACAAGGGCAGTGGCGTTGCAGCCACCACCCTGAGTGAATTCCGTATCACCAATGGTGGTGCTGCTGGTGTTGCCCGCCTTGAGATTGGGGCAAACATCCTCACCAGTGAGAACACCTACAGGGTCCGTTACCTGTCTGTGGGGTAGTGAATTGGTGCTCCTGCTTGGTATTGCAACTGAAGGCTTGATATGTGCTCCTTTCTTGTGCTATATTGTCCTTTGTACGGGAAGAAGCTTCAATTGGTCCGCTCCTCCAACCATCCTTTGATGTTCGCAAACTCCGGAAAACGATCCGAAGTCT